ATCAGATCATTCTTTACTTGAACTGTAACAAGGACAAATCAAATAGCAAACGACAACAACAATGTGTCTACAACAACCCACAAACTTGATCCGACTTGGACGTTTCCCGTTCAATCGTCGAACTCGCCGTTTACTCAGACATCACACTCGTGTGAGTCCAAGTGAACAAAGGTTCGTCTCAGGACTTATCAAGAAAGGCATCTACATCAACTGCAATTCAGCATTAGCTGAAAAAGCAATTAATGGTTACCGACGCTCGGCTACTAATCCCGAATCCGGTGAAGCAGATTTCCTTAAAACTGATCTTCCTTATCATGACGTACCCCGTGACTTTCATTATCTACGCGCTCTTCGCGTGGTTGAAAAGATGTTCCGACCAACTAGACGACTTAAGCCTATCGCTTTTCCCGATCTACGTTACTACCCCTGGACAATCTCGACCGCAGCAGAAGCTCCGTTTACCGAAAGCAAGTACTGGCAAGAGTATGTTAGACAGAAAGCCCGTGAAGGCGACATCGATTCCGATCGAATGTCATTCCACAACTTGTATGATGAGATTTTCCACATCAACCGACAACTCATTCATGATATCAAGTATGGAAGAAAGCCCTTTTGGACTGACTCTGGAGAACCCGTACCCTACGAGTTCACTTACTTACACTCTCGCTCCCATATGGTCAAATCAGACAAGCCCGACAAAATTCGAGCCGTGTTTGGAGTTCCAAAACTCCTTCTCATGGCAGAGAACATGTTTATCTGGAATATCCAGAAAGACTATCTCAATCGACCCGCTGGCAAGTCACCCCTTCTCTGGGGATTTGAAACCATTCGTGGTGGATGGATGAAGCTTATAACCAAGCTAAATTCCAAATCTTTTAAAACTCTTCTCTCTGCAGACTGGAGCGGCTTTGATCACAAAGCACTTCACGAAGTAATTGATGATGTTCATCAGATCTGGAGATCTTGGTTCGACTTCGATACTGGCTACGAGCCCTCGAAAAGCAACACCCATGATTATACCGACATTAAATCCCGCGCTGAACAGATTGAACGTCTTTGGACTTGGACCAACTATGCTATTAAGCATACCCCAATCAAAGCTGAATCTGGAAACATGTATCAATGGCAATGGAACGGAATCGCATCCGGCTTCCAACGCACTCAATTACTTGGCTCATGTGTCAACGCAACTTACCTCCTCACCTGCCTATCTGCATGTGGTATCAATATAGAATCTGATGATTTTCAAGCCTTATTTCAAGGTGATGATTCAATCACAGCATTCCCTGAACACTCAGATCTTCCGCTACTGGTGAAGAAGTTAACCCTGGAAGCAAAACGACGATTCAACGCCGATCTCTCCCCCGATAAGACAACTATTGGAGACTGGTTCGACCAAATCGAAGTGCTATCCTACGGTAACAAATCTGGAATCGCTATTCGTGACCCAGCTGAGCTATTAGCTCAC